ATTTACGCCTGGAGAGATTTGAAATGCCATTTTATTCTCCTTGAATTATTATGTTCTTTTGGCAAAATACCATAAGAGTATTTATGAAAGGCTGGTTTTATAACCTTTCAAACCTATTTTTCAAAAACTTTGCATACGTTTCTCCACCGTCCGCAAGTTCCCACATATCACCACCCACAACATCAAAATCATGTTCCAAACCGTCTTCAATGATTGGCGCCGGTAGAACATCATCGTCCATTTGATTCATATTTTCTAACTGAATCTGTTTACGGATGTCGTGATTAACAATTTCTTTAAAGTATTGTTGAGTTGTTACCCATGAAAATATGACCAAAGAAGTGACCATATCATCGTTTGCGCCTTCTTCCGCACTGAAAGAGTTCTTTTGTTGAATAAAGGTAGTCAATTCTGAATAGGTATCAAAGTCTTGAATCAACAACTTATCACCTTCGATCAAGGTTTTAAGGTTTGAACACCCAATCGCCTTGACTTGCGGTGACATTTTTAATCCCATTTGAACACCACGAGCAAAACCAGCCGATAATTGCTGCGGCTTTTTATTACCTGTAAATACTTTCCACAAATTTTCGTATTCAAAATCTGTGTGTAATGATTCTGCCACTTGTGGATTGTTATTAATTTCTACCAAAACATATGCATCATTATAGTATTTGGCTGTGTTATAGATAACTGTAGGGAATAAAATGGGTGTAATCGATGAACTCTTATAAGTTGCCACTTGTTTATATGGCGTTTGAGATATGTCAATTACAGAAAATGCTGAGCTATCAAGGTTTCTACCTTCAGAAACATCGACCGTAATTGCATACAGGTGGTCGGATTTAGATTCGTTGATGCCTTCTTTGACTGGGTGTTCATATATTTTTAACAAGTCGTGGTTTGCGATTGGATCCATGTATACCAATTGCTGCAATTTATAACCAGAAATCAATGTATTTGATGAACCTAAAAATTCAGTCTCAAACTCTTGTGAAAATTGTCGTTGAGAAGTGTTGCGAATTGTTTCTTCTTTCCATTTCTCATCTCGACCAGGTACTTGTGACCAATGTATTTCAAAGTTAACATAGTTATTCTTCTTGTTGATTGAGTCCATCCACAACTTGTAAAATAGATTCATACCGTTTGGTGTGGACACAATAATAATCTTTGTCTTTTTACCTGATGAAATTACAGGATAGACTGAGTTGAAGAATTCTTCCGCAATATTGTTTGGAACGAAAGCAAATTCGTCCAAGAATACAATGTTAAAAGAACCTCCACGAATCGCAGATGATGATGTGGATGCAGCAACAATCTTAGAACCGTTCTCCAATTCAACATTACCTTTGTTCCATGTTACAATACCTTGTTGCAACCACATAGGTAAATTTTCATATGCAAGTTGGTACTTGGACAAAATATCACGAGCCAAGGCACCTTTGTTTGCTAGAACCGCACAGTTTTGTTGGTCGGTAAATATGGTTGCCCACAACATATATGCAACTGTGGTTGTAGTTTTACCAACCTGTCGAGGACACTTGGTAATAACAAAACGATTGTCCTTGAAAAGTTTTAACATCTTTTCTTGAAACGGCCACATTTTAAAGTTGATTAGACCTTCATCAACGTTAACAATCTTGATATAGTTTTTTGCAAAATACACAGGGTCTTTGGCACATTTTATATACTCATCAACCTGTTCTTGTGTGTATTCTACCTTGACACCGGCCTTTTTGAGTAAAGGATTATCACGGTATGCTTCGCCAAATTTTAAATCAACTGTTTCAATCATTCTTTACTTTTTAAAAGTTTATTCAACTCAGCAGTAGAACCAACAAAAATTGCCTTATCAATTTTGGTATCGCCTTCTTTTTTACCGTCCATTGTACGCATTTGTTTTTGTACCGCAAGCAACTCTTTGTTTGCGTCAACCACGTTCTTTAACAATGTTGCATACACTTCAAATGCTCGTGGATGTTGTCCTGCTGCGGCAATATGTCGCAATTCTTCCATTGCATCTTTACCATTATCAATCAACTCTTGTAGATTATCTTTTGTTTGTTGATATGCATCTTCCAAATCTGTCTTTAAGTCTGGACCATCCTCAGTTTTTGTAATGACCGGCATCAAAGGTTTTTCTTTTTGTTCTACCGGTGTTACATCAAATAATTTTTCCATGTTTTTGTCAAATGTGCTCATAGTTTTTAATCAATTATAGTGAATTATAATGCTGCAATCCTAGATTTAAAATCTGCAAAATCTGAAGATGCTGCAACGATTACTTTTAAGTTGGCCAATGGCAATGCAGCGGCTCTTTGTGTTGTTCCATTTGTGAATGAAATGTTTCCAGTATTCACAATATTTTTACCACTCAAATCCAATGCTGTTGGATCACCAGAAGAAGGTATTATAATTTTACCATTTGAATCGAACTGCCATTTTTGTTGAAACGGCGTTACAGATTTTTCATAAAGTCCGCCAGGAGTTGAATATACTATTGCATTTTTTGTGTATGTATAGTCCGTATTAACTGCAATTGTTACGGTTGTGTTTCCACTACCAGCAGTTGTACTTGTTGTTGTGTTTGCTTCTGGTACGCCGACATATGTAAAAGCACCCCAAGAACTACCATTTGCACCAAGATATGTTCCTGATAGGGAACCATCTACGGGTAATTGATAAACAGTTGCGTGTGTGTTTGCATTAGCTGATGATTTTGAATAACCAATACCAACAAGATAGTCACCAGAAACATCTAGTTGTCTGTGGCCAAATCTAATTGTTTGATTTGCATATGCTATTTCGAGTGACCTTGCCCAAACCAATGCACCATTTGCATCAATCTTATATGTAATAAATGCTGATTGATTGTTTGCATCTACTGTTGCACCGTTTACATACAAGAAATCATTTTTATGTTTGATCCAATTGATTTTTGGTGTTGTAATACCAGTTATACTTCTTTCCCATAATAATTGATTATTGGATCTAAATTTGTAAATGTTAGTATTTGATGCTGCGTACCAATTATTTGATGTATCTGAAGTCAAACTTACAATCGTGTTTCCATTTGCAGCAACATTATTTGTCCACAAGTATACACCTTCTGTATCAAACTTGTGAACTTTTCCATTTGCAGAACCTACCAAAACACCATCTTCGTTTGGTAGTGCCAAACAACAAAATGCATTTGTTGATGGTAAATCTGAGGTAAATTTTGTGAAATAAAGTTCGCCGGTTATATCAAGGCCAGTTAACAAATTATGTTCGCCTACAAAATAAGGAAATCCTTGGTCATCAACAGTAATATCTACGGAACCTACCGCATCTTCAACCATGGAACTCCAAACATTTTGTCCAGAAAAATTAAATTTGCTAACTAAAGTTGAAAAATTACCTGGAATATTTGTCAGCAAATAAACATTGTTGTTTGCATCAATGTCTAATGATTCAGCAAAACTACCATATGAGGTGTTTGCTGGTACAGAACGTGTCCAGAATATTTCACCTGTTGTATCAAACTTTACAATTGTTGATTGTGGGAAACCTGTGGTTTCATTTTGTGTTGTTAGTGCAACATAAATGTTATTGGCCGAATCGTATGCAACACTATGACCATATGTATTGGCTGTTTGATTTGCTAATCGGCCATACAATAAACCCCAAACTTTTTTGTTATGACGGTCATTACCAAGTTCCACTTTTGTATTACTATACATTAATGTGTTTGTGAAACTAATATCACCTAAGAAAACAGTATTTGCTTTATTGAAAGCACCTTGAGCCAATGTAAAATTGTTTGATGACTGTGAGTTTGCGGTATTGGCATTATTAGAAACACTGGTGTACAACTCTGTAAAGTTGTTATTCGTTTTAACAAAAGCGGTTCTTAGTGTATCACCTTTACCGTCATTTGCTCTAATACCAATATTGATAGTTTGTTTAGCCATTTATTTCTCTCATTTGGGGTTTATTGATTTGCGGCCTTGTTAATTGTCAAGACTTCATTTAGTGTATTGTCAACCTTAGCGTCAACTTTATCAACAGTCATAAAGTCGATGTCTGTAGAAACTCTACCAACAGCATCAACTTCAACAAATTTCAATGGGTTCAAGTTATATGAAGTGAAGTTATAATTTGCTAAAGTGTTAATACCGTATATAGGTTTATCTGACACAAAGTTTCCTGTTAATTGTTTTAGTCTTAATATGTTGTCTGTGAATTGAACAACAATACCAGTTGCTGTTGTGTCATCTAATGTGTATCCTTGATACACTTTTTCACCAACTTTATAGGTACCAAATCCTGAATTTAAATTTAAATAAAATTCTACAGTATCCGTGTCCGATATTAGATTATAAACAGACACAAATGCGCGATTGATAACACCAACTTCTGTTGATTTACCAAACACAAAACCTTTTACTGTAAAATTTAATGTCCAGATTATCATTCTGGTTTCATTTTCTCGTCCACCTTCATACGTTATTTCATGTGAAGTTGAATTTAAAATAACAGGTACTTCTTTAATGATACCCATTTCAGGAATCAAATTTAATTTAATTGTGTAATCTGGTGTAAAATATGGCAATATGTGTTCAATAATTTGTGTACCATCTTCAATGTTTCTCACATAGATGTATAAATTAAAATCAAAATTATATGGCACGGGATTGTATTGTGCAATGACTCCAGTGGCTACATTTGTTCCTGCAAAATTTTTAATGTTTGTATTTTGTTTTCTACTAGAATCATATGTCAATCCTTGCATTTCAAAAGACATTCTTGGTAAAGCTATTTGAACTTTTTTATCCAAGTTCGAATCTTCTTCCAAGCGCATGACATAACGTTCTTTACTTGCGTATGCAATAGGAACAATAAATCTTTCTGATTCTGTATTGTCTGGCTTAAATCTGTATAGTGTTATGTTGTCAAAGAGATTACCAAATCCAACAACTAATTTTCTGATGACACGGTTATATGTTGCCATTATATTTTTCCAAACGGATTAATTTCTGTAAAATCTATAATGTTATCAGCATTTTCAGCCAAATAATCATTGTCATACGATTCATTTCTTGTGCTATCTTTTAATGGATTATATGATGATAGATAGTATTCAGCGTTGCTTGTTGCACCAATAATTGCAACGTTATTGGCAAATTCACCAGCAACATTTGTTACTTTTAGTATGTCATTAACCGTGTTCCATTCTTGGACTATCGCAACAACAGATGCGTTTGCTTGTGTACCATCTATGGACTGAAATACAATTTCCCTAGGTTCATATGTTCCTGTACCAACACCAGTATTTAAATCAATTGTGTAACTTGATTGAATCATTACATCATCAATATCTTCCACACCAGTGTCGATAACTTCCTGTGAGTATTTGAATTTCTCTAATTCCAATTCATAGAAATATGGAATCTTGCGACCCAACATAAAGAAGTCTTTGGTTTGATTGGTGAATTTAATTTCAAACAACTCACCAGTACCATTTAAGAATGGTACATAGATCAAATCACCTTCGCGTGGCCTATTGAACTTATCTTGCGGAACTCTTTGAGAGAAAGAACGTTTTGACAATATGATATTAATATTGTTTTTAATCTCAAGTCCGAATTTTGAGAAGAATTCTCTTTCGCCACCATACTCCATTGAGCTTGATAGATAAAATTCTATTGGAAATGCTGAACTGAATTTTTTAATTGGATCTTCACCATAAAGAATGTCTCTATCGGTTTCATTTTCAATAGGCAGATAGTAGGCGTCATATCCTTGGATTTTAATACTCTCTACAATCAAATCTTCTATTACTCTTTGTTCTGCAAGAGAGTTGTAGTTGTTGAAATACACCGAGGTCGCCATGATATTATCCTAACTTTTCACAAAAATAATTTTTGTGGTGTTTTCTTAAACCGCTAGCCACAATTGACATTTTTGAACTATCCAAGTTATTTTCCTTACAATATTGTTGTAAATTTTTTATTTTTATTTTTGTTCCGTCTGGTCTGGTTATTAACCAATTTCTACTATTACTCTCGGATATTTTATTTTTCCATTCACAAGGACGGCCTTTTAATGACTCACTCATTTTTAATTTATATTCGTCAGACCATTTACGACCTAAATTTGCTTTGTGTCCTACTGGTGGTCTAGATTTTTTACCAGACATTACAAATAGTTCGTGTAACAATTCTTCTTTACCAATAATGCCAGCTAAACCTTTCCAAGCTAATTCATCTTGTTTATGTCCATATTTTTCCCACAAAACACGATGAGCTTCCGCATGTTCTTCTACGGTAAGTTCAATTAAATTGGATGGATCATTTGTTCCACCCATATGTTTTGGAATAATATGGTGTTGGTGTTTCATATTAGTTCATGAACATTTCTAATGGTGCGCCGTACTTGTCACCAATTTCTGCATGAAGTGCATCGATTTCTTCTTTTGCTTCAGAATAAATCTTATCACCATTTAACATTACGCCACCTGGCAATTGAATGCCGCTAAATTTTTTGAGATTGTTACCCCAAGAACGTTTAATGAGTGCTGTTGCATATTCTTTTAACCAACGGTCATTCCATGCCTGCGTATACACATCAGGATCAATCACCGCATAGCATTCTGCAATGACTGTTGTACCGACTGGTGCTTCATTGCGACCCCAACCCCAATCAATATAAAGTCTTTGCATATGTCTTTGAAATCTAATAGGAACTTCACCAGAGAATAGTTGTTCCAACATGCGTAGATGTTGTAATGTCAATGTGTAGTTAATGTAAGATGCAGAGGTGAAATCATACAACTCATTTAAACGAAGTTGATATCTCAAGTCAAACATATTAACCTGAGATTGTGAATCGGAAACTGGAAATATTCTGGTTATACCGGCAATCTGTAGTACATTGTTTGATGAATCTCTGGCTTGAGATATGTCCAAGTATCTATTATTAACATCTGTTTGGTCTATTCGTTTAATGTAATATACTTTTTGTAGGCCATCAAAGTGGTAGTCTTGCCAATATTGAAGTGCATCATCAATACGGTCTTCTACCTGGTCGTCATCAACGTTGATTTCAATTACTGGAAACCCTAGTCTACGCAGGCAATAATCTTTGAATGCCGTTCTTGTTGTGATTGTTTTCGCCATTATATCCCCCTAATAAGGATATTTATGTTTCGTTCCACTTGCGATTTATAAATCCGATGAATAATCAAACGAGTTGTCTATATTAGATAACTTTATTTTTGTTGTCATTTTTACTCTGTTGTTGTATTTTCTTCAGGTTCAACATAAGGAATCCAACTCAACGTTGATTCATCCCATGTCCAAGACCCTTCAGTTGGCATTGGTGTTGGTGGTATAATATTATAATTCTCATAATCTATTGTCCATGATGGATATGGATTTGCTGCAACCAAATTGTCCAACATTTGTTGTCTTTTTTCATCAGAAATTTTATTAACTGTCCATACGTCATAACAAACACCATCAATGATTTTATATT